TATTATCTTTCAAATAAAAATCATATGTAAAAATTGAATCTATATAAATATAAGTTTTTTATACTACATAGGAAAAATGGAAACACAAGATTCTTCCACCATTCTGCATGATTCTAATAACATTAAGTTAATCAATGATGACTGTATGAATGCATTGGATAACGTCGAAGATAAATCGATTCAACTCATTTGCATTGACCCTCCATACAACATTGGAAAAGATACATGGGATAACATCGATAATTATAATGAATTTATGATAGGAGTCATCAAAAAATTGGAAACCAAACTAAGAGACAACGGCAGTTTCTTTATGTTTCATAACGACATGGAAATGATCAGTGAATTGATGGTACATATCAAGAAAAACACCAAGTTTGTTTTCAAACAAATGATTGTTTGGAATAAACGATTCGAAAACTCTCCCAAAAAAGGATTCATGGATGGATATGTTGTAAAGAACGACATGCATAATTTCAATAAAATGGCTGAATATATCTTGTTTTACACATTTGATAATTCTCATAAGTTAAAAGAAGCACGCACACGATTGAAAGTTAACCAAATCACTATTTCTCAAGAAATCAAAAGTAAAACAGGTGGATTGACTGGATGGTACAGCAATCTTGAAACTGGTAAAAATATGCCTACGCGGGAAACTATCAAACCGATTGAAAAACATTTGCATTTGAAGTATGAAGATATTGTTCCAAAATTCAACAACATGAAAACCGACCATAGTGTATGGAATTATGATATGGCAAAACGATGTAAAGTACACGTTACACCCAAACCGATTGATTTACTGAAAAATATTATATTTCATACAACTGACGAAAATGACCTTGTATTAGACTGTTTCGCTGGGTCAGGATCGATTGGATATGCTTGCTTAGAAAGCAATCGTAAATGCGTCATGATTGAAAAGGAAGAAAAATATTGTGAATATATCAAAGAACAATTAGAAAAATCTGACAAGTAATCAATAAAAATACATTATATACACATTTTTATTGATTTTTATGATTTGATTTGTTAGTAAAACTTCACAATGTTTCGTAGTTCGTCAATCCATTTGTCCTCAGTGAACAAGTGCTCGCCAATAATTAGATTACCGCGACGCGACATGGGAATCAAATTTCCTCCACGAATCGTAGGATAATTGTCTGAACGAGGAACACAATGACCAAGTTGAATATCAGTATCCAGGATTTCCGTTCGGTTGTTGCGTGTTGGATCAGCAAAATCCGTAATTTTCAGACGATTCCTCTTAATCACGCATATAGCATAACCCTCATTGTCAAATATTTGTCGGTTGTGAAAGACAATATTCTGTAAATACTGCTTGTTCTTCTTCAACATGTTTATAACAGATCTGGCCAGAGGAGTGTCTGCTAATAAACCTTCAATCCCCTCAGTATGGATGATAAACGTCCACCAATCCAAATAGGATTGCGCCAATAACATGGGCGTGGACGCATCTTTCAGCGGAATTGCACATTTCTTTTTTTCATTTTTGTCTCGTATTGCCTTCTCTTGTTCGTTGGTCAAAGCAACTTTATAAAGTCTGGATGCACGGTTTTTACACACAAAGTCGTCGTTTCCTGGAGTTGAATAAATAGCCAAGTCAATACTACCAAGCAACTTCTCTGAAATTGCCTCTTTTTTATCCTTCAAAAGGAAATCATACTTATGTGTACATTTACCTTCATGTCCTTCAGGAAGAACACATCGGTGTCTCAAGTTATCTCTCATGTTCCCAAGTTCAAACTGCTCTGTAAACCTTGCTAGACTTTCATCATACTTAGGTGCTTGACCTGTTTCTCTCAAACACATCAAATCCGAATAATGTGTGTTTGACTCAAATTGTTCTGCGTGACGACTAAAACTCATGATTGTTCTGGTAAGATTTCTGCGAAATAGAATAATTATTGATTACTATACTTATAATTCGCACGTTATTGTTGTTCAATTTTATATGAAGCGGTCTTTTTCCAGTATATTTACATCCATTTTACATTTGTATGGATATAACGAAATTGGAAAAGAATGATAAAAGCATAAATAATAGATGAAATAAATACCATAGCAATTGGATTATGTATGTTTAAATACAACATGGCTACCATGACAACCCATAAAATACCACCTACTACCGAACCATTTATGAATTCTAAACCCTTATCTACATCATTTTTCAAATTACGTTGATTGTTTTCGTTGTAAATGGAGTATAAATACAAATAATACGCGCCTAATGGTAAAGAACCATACAGCAACCCACTTGCATATGAACTATAAAATTTCGAAATATGTCCAGCTACAGCTATTAATAATCCACCTGCTATAAAGTTGTAAATGAAGTCACTATCAAATGCTAATTTCATATTCTACTATATATAAAGTAGAATATGTTTATGTGTTGAATAATTGGAAATAACCCGTTTTAATTTCCTCCAAAGTAGTTATTAACTTGTTGAGAAACACGTACAAATGTAGTACATTTCGCCATTTGTTTAATCGTAGGAGCATTAATATAGGTGCATGTGCTACGTAGTCCACCTAGATAATCCAATACAGTATTATTCAAATCTCCCTTATAAGGGATTTTTAATACGCGTCCTTCAGATGCCCTGTAAGAATTCATCTTGCCAAAATGCGTTTCTTGTGCCTTGTCTGAACTCATACCGTAAAAAGCCTTGTATTTTTTTCCACTGTCGTCTTCTAAAATATCACCTGGATTCTGATCATGTCCAGCAAATTGTCCTCCCACCATCACAAAATCGCCACCGGCACCAAACGCCTTCGCCATGTCTCCGGGGCAAGTAATTCCGCCATCTGAAATGATTTGTCCACCAACTCCATGCGCAGCATCCGCACATTCCAATACTGCCGACAACTGTGGCATACCAACACCGGTTTTCAAACGCGTAGTACACGCGCTTCCTGGACCGATACCTACTTTCACCACATCTACACCTCCAGACAGAATCAACTCTTCCACCATTTCACGTGTTACCACATTACCAGCAACAATAATCTTATCAGGATAATTTTCACGTACCTTCTTGCAAAATGTTACCAACGAATCAATATATCCATTTGCAATATCAACACATATCCATTTACAATCGACTGTGTTTAACACTGCAGACAAATTTTCAAAATTCTCATCGGAAATACCCGTGGAAACCATAAAATAATCGGGGTTCATCTTACCATGCTCTTTTTCGTAATTTGCATAGTGTTCAGCGGTATAAAATTTATGCATAGCGGTAATAATTTTGTGTTCTTTCAAGCATTCATATACACCAAACGTTCCTGTAGTGTCCATGTTTGCTGAAATAATCGGTACACCGCTCCAATTATATTGAGCATATTTGAATTTGAACTCACGTTCCAAAGACACTTTCGAACGACTGTTAATAGTCGAACGTTTTGGACGAATTAATACGTGATTAAAATCCAATTTTTCACCCGATTCGATTTTATTCATACAAAGAATCTATATACATACTCATATCAAACAATATTTATATTGTTTATATGTTATGATGAAATGTTATTCATCATTATTTATCTCCAAAGAACGGGGTTGTAATAAGGGTAAGCTACCCATGGACGATATCTCCATCCTCCCCAATAAGGATAACCATATCCTCCCCAACCACCGTAAAACGGTCTTCCGTAAAAATGACGTCCACCATAATATCCGCGACGATGCATATTATATATTACTCCTAATACTATTTTTATTCACTAAAAAATAATTATAACACCATTTATGGTAACAAACTACATTTAAAAAAATACATTTATACTACAAAATATACAATTCTATTTTTGTATTTTTCTAATCTTCGCTTGAAAACAACTTACACATATTATTTGCCTCGAGATTATGTTCAGGTGCTTTGAATAATTGCATGACCATGTTGTCATCTCTGAACCGAACACTATAGTCTTGTTGAATGTTGTTTCTACCAATACGACCCATTGCTTGCAAAGTCTTTTGTTGCGTCATTTTCGTCAAATCTTTACCAATAAATCCATGACAAAACTGATAATTCGTTCCATATATGTAATCCGACGAAGCAATGATTATGAATAGTCTCTGTTCGGATGCTAACTGTTTCATCAATTCAATGTATTTCACATCCACATTTTCAATAAACATGCCTATACCGAGAAGTAACAATACTTTCAAATGATTATCTATGTTCAATGACATAATATCACGCGTATGTTCTTCATCTAGCGAGGCAACGAACGCATTTTCGTGAACTTCTTTGTCAGGTGTCCATAGTTTTTGATGTGTTACTGAATTCGGCACATACGTCGCGTCCAACGATATCAATTTGATTTCTTTGCGTAATTTATCTATTTGATTCATCCACTGTTGTGATTCGTGACACATGCGACCACTCTCCCTTGCACTTGTTTCTTCGTTATCTGCACTTAATTTGGTTTCCTTGTTTGCAATCGCGTTCTCCAAATAAGTAATTTTATTGATGATTTCATCATTTTTGGAAATGTTGTGCAATATGCTTTGGAACATTACGTTTGGAATATTCGACTGTTGGATATAGAAATGACCAATTTTCTTGACATCTTCACACAAGAAAATGGTGGGTCCGTCGGTTAACGTATATGCATCCGAAGTAGTTAACAAAATACCCTTGCTGTTTGGATTGACTTTCTGCTCATTACCATACGTGCTTGTTGTTCGTTTCAATGCCGAACCACCTGTATAACCCATCTCGCTTTTTGATTTCCCAAATCCAGATTGTGTGGTATGGTCAAACTTGGATAACTGTGTATTTTTCATATAATTATATATGTTTTCCCATGATTCTGGTAGACAATGAGACAGCACTTCCAAATAATACAATTTGATCGAGTTCATTGTCACTTCGGAAATGCGCTGGAAATGTTCTTCAAAATCCGCACAAGGTAGTATATATTCGTTAGAAGATACATATTCAATAAATCGAATGATCTCTTTCAAATCGAAATAACGCAACAACGTCAGATTTTCCTTGCAATAATTTACACAATCGACTACATCACTATAATTTTCATATAGTAAATGAGGTAACACTGCGAAACCCTGCTTATTTAACATTGGAATAGACTTGCGACAATCATAACTTTTGATAGTGTGGATCTCTGCGTCTTCGAACTTTCCCTGGAAATCCATGAACACACTTTTGATTTCCTGTTCACTTGGTAATGTTGCACAAGATAGCACCATGTTTGGTATTTTGTTGTGTTTCCAATTTTCATGAATAATACTATGGAGTTCATGATCATCATAATCCATAGTAATAGTTGGTTCGTCCCAATAAGTCACCAATGATTCAACAGGATTGAATTTCAACATATAATTCATAGAAGTCAAATACGATTGCACGTCACATATCATAATTTCGACATTTGTACCTACACTGTTATCTACCTTTCCAATACCACCTGAACGTTTGTTTTTAGTATAATTCACTGCAGAGAAATAGTGCAAACGAATATCGGATTCATCTTTGCAACCAAACGCAAATGCTACCTTCTTTTCGACTGAAATACATGCTTTTGCTAGCGCCAGACCAATGTGTCTTGCTACACATACAAAGATTATGCGTTTTCCTTCCGAAAGACCTACAGGTGATATAGTTTTTCCTGTACCGGTAGGGGCTGTATACAATACCAGTTTTGGCGAAACTTGCTCATCGGAATCAAACAACTGAAATAATTGTTTTTGATGATCAAACAGCGTTAGGTCCTGGTATTTCAACAAATATGAGTTTCGTTCAATGAAATTATACGCATTCTTGATGATGTCATCTGCGTCTATTTGCATTTCTGCATGCACCAAATAGCTCTCAATATTCTGTAAGACATGTTTGTTAATATTTTGAATATTATTTTGTTCAAGTCGTCTAAGAGTATACAAATAAAGCGCAAACTGAGGTTTCTGTTTATGTAGGTTTTTCAATAATTCGTGAAATAATTCTAATAATACATATTCGTAAATAAACTGTTTATTTTCTTTGATGTTTGTTTCCAGATTGTTGATGCGAATCATGTCTGCACTTTTTAGTTTTTTGATCGGCGCTCCCTGCAAATTATTTGTTTGTAATTGTATATTTTGGCCATATTTGCGTATGCTTTTTTCCATAATCTCTTTGAAGTATCGTTCATATAATAACCATTCCACTTCATCATTTTTTTCTATTTTGGTAAATGAAAACAGAGAGAGATTTTTGTTTGTATGTATATTTACATTATGAAACCCATCTATCATCATTTTCAAAATTGCTTTTTCTTCCGATGAAGAGGGAACCTCAATCGATTCCCATTCACTCTTGGTCAACTTGTTTTGTCTGAGGTCCATTGTTTTGCTTTGAATAGAATAATTCTTACTGTTATTCTATTCACATAAATTATTTGAATCAATTTTTTGTAAACAGTATAAAACTAATACCAATATCTACTTATATAATGGATACTTCGTATTTGAACTCAATTAGCTATAATGATACCATCCCATTTGTTTATCCAATTCGCTATGGTAAAGTTATCAAAGTATATGATGGAGATACCATCACCATTGCTGCACGGTTACCTAATACAGATGGCCCGATTTATCGATTTTCTGTCAGGTTGAATGGTATTGATACCCCCGAAATCCGTGGTAAATCTGAAGCAGAGAAAGAGCTGGCTTATTTCGTTCGCGATGCTCTTACAGAAAAAATTATGGGGAAAATTGTAGAACTGCGTAACGTGGCTAATGAAAAATATGGTCGTATTCTTGCGGATGTATATTTGGGAGAAGAGCATATTAATGGATGGTTAGTAGATGAGAATTTTGCCGTATATTATGATGGGGGTAAGAAACACCGACCTGCTAGTTGGGATTAAAATCGGGACTTAGGTTTGTATTTTAAAATATCAAGTAACGGTTTTGTGGTCGAAAAATATTCAGTTCCATAAATATCTTGTAAACATAGCCATTCAAATAATCCACCGGGATATACATATACATTTTGAAAACCGAGTGAAGTAATTTGATGATATTTCTTTTCTGCACTTTTATCATTTGCATTTTCACCATATATAATTATTTTTTTACTAGAAAAATCGTAGTTATTCATCAACATATTGATTTTCTCTTCTTCATTTTTATAATATAATGTATTTGTGATCAAATATTCTTGATCTCCCTCTTTCAATGTATTGATTAACAAGAAGTCTTCATGATGTTGAATTGCGTGTTGAACGTCTTCAAAAGATATTGTTTGTATTTCTTTTTTAAATATTTGACTTAACATTCATTCTATTATAAATGTTAAGTTGTTGTTTCTATATTTTTTCACACGTCCTATATTTTTGTAATCTTCACTTTCTTTTGAGAAGCAAAATATTGGACTAGACCGTCATTCTTATAATCTTCTATATATCGAATCTCAGAAACGCCTGCTGCTAACAACAAACGTGTACAAATCAAACAAGGATAATGAGTTATGTAAACAATACAGTCTTTACATGATACGCCTCTATTTGCGCAATCACATAGAGCATTTTGTTCCGCATGAATAGTAGCTTGTTCGTGATTCTCCCGAATAATACTATCATGTGCACACCCTGGTAAGAATCCATTATACCCTTGGCTTATAATTCTATTTTCTTTGATAAATAAACAACCTACTTGCAAACGCTTACAAGGCGACCTTCGAGATGTCACTTGTACAATTTCTTTGAAGTATTCATTCCAATCTGGTCTAGACATTGTATTCATATACACATACACGTTTATATGAGTTTCTAGTGTAAAAAATTGATAATTTTTGCGACCATTTATAGAAAAGCAGTGAAAATAATCAACATGTTATCAGCAATTATTTCTTTCTTCGGCCTTCTGTTTTCTGTACTTTGTGTATACAGTATTGATGTACATTATGTAAATACTATCGAATCATCCAACAAAGGATTTGGTGCGTCTGTTGATATGTATAACAACACGATGGTTGTAGGTACAGTGGGACGATACTCAAATACCGGTAATTATGCAAACATTTATCAGAAAAAAGACGAAATATGGGATCTTAATGATAGTGTTGAACTGACCGAAAACGGTTGGTTTGGATATGCATTGTCGGTCAATAATAAATATTGTGCAGTTGGCGGGTATGCAGCCGATAAAGTATATATCTATGAAAAAAATGACGGTCAAACATACAAACAACAAGTAAATCAAGTGATTAAAAATACGGCTATGCATGAGTATGGTAAGTCGGTATCGCTCAGCGAAAACTACATGATCGTAGGTGCTCCGAGTAGTAACAATTATGCTTATATTTATCAATTACAAGATGATACATATACTTTGGTACGCTCGATTACAGAATATACAAATGAACCGTTGTTTGGTATTTCTGTGGATATTACAGATGATTATGCTATAGTCGGTTCTAAAGACAAGGCATTCATATTTACAAATAACCAAAATACTTGGGATATTGTGGTGGAAATTGACGGATATACCAACGAGAATAATTTTGGTAACAAAGTGGTTATACAGAATGATTATGCCGTTGTAAGTGCATATGGGTCAAATAAAGTCTTCCTTTTCGATAAATATTCAAATGGAACCTGGAACAAAGAGGCGTATCATGTGATTGACCAATATACAAGTGGTAGTGAATTTGGATATTCTATTTCCATATATAATAACATGCTTCTTGTAGGAGCACGAGGGTCTAACAAAGCGTATTTATTTGGCGACTTGCAAAATATGTCGAATGTCTTTGTTTTCGATGACTTTGTTAATCAAACTGGTTTCGGTTATGATGTTGTAATATCTGATTCGACTATTGCTATTACATCTATGAATCAACAAAAAGTATATTTGTTTCATATTGGGTATGATCCGCCTACTTTGAGTCCTACATCGATACCAAGTATGAATCCTACATCGATACCAAGTATGAATCCTACATCGATACCAAGTATGAATCCTACATCGATACCAAGTATGAATCCTACATCAAGACCTAGTATGAATCCTACATCAAGACCTAGTATGAATCCTACATCAAGACCTAGTATGAATCCTACTCAAATACTAGTTGAAGAGGTTTCTACAAGTAATACGCCTACTTCGTTTCCAACACAAAGCGGATATAAGAATACACTCTATACGTCTCAGAGTCATCTGAATAGATATGTAACTGTAATGGGGGTTTCTATAGCAGCGGCTACTTTATTAATATTGGGTATGTTTTACATTATTCGTCAATATAAAAAATACAATTCGGTTCATATAGAAGAATATCCGAAAGAACCTGATTTTACAAGTATATATGACATGGAAGATGCAGGCTGGCAAAAAACAGTTCATCCAATCCATTTACAATACGATTCAGACGAAGAATCACAAATTATTGGGCCATTTCATCAAAAATATAGACAATCACTTAGTCTTCCAGTATAATTATTCTTCTTCTAGCTTTATATCAAGTTGATTTTCCATGCTATTTACGATTTCATCGACTTCTTCCACTTTAATTTCATCATTTTCAATCATTTTATCTTTATCTACAGCATTAAATTGTATTCTATCAGTTAAGTAAGCAGAGTAAAATACATTTTTCTTGGTATTCACAATATCATACGTCTCTTTTACTTTCAATGCCATAAACAGAATATTGGTCAAATACACCGTGAAGGTTTTGTCATCTAAGTAGTTCACAAATACAACATATCCACTAATACCCGCGTTCATAACAAATGCACTCAAAGCAAGATATCCGGAGTGTAAATAATATTTGTCGAATGCGAGAATAGCATCTTTCTTTTGTTGAGGAAGTTTCACCAATGCCTCTCCAACAGATTCATTATCAAAAGGCAGTGTTTTATCAACTTCTAAATAAGTAATTAACTTATTTTCACGCTTAATTTCAATCATATACATGATGAAAAAGCACAGCAAAGAGTATGCATTCATAGCAATGGCGGTATTATATACTTCGGGGATAACAGTCGTATTTTCGAACATATCGCAAATATGATCTCCGCATTTTTGTGGGACAAACATTACCAACATAGACCCCATGAGAACACGATATAACTCGAATATAAAACTCACATACACCGATGATTTTTGTTGAAAATCTTGGTCAGCAAGAGTATTTTGAACATTTTCATGCAATTCGTCAATTGAACTGCGCTTGGCAGCTTGAGTAGTTTCCTTATCGGACATTGTATATATATATTTATTGTAGAATAAAAAATTAGGATACTAATGCACTACTCATACAAAATTGAAATGTATATTATTGTTATAAATTATATACATCTACTATATAGAACGAATCAATATGAACGTCCCATTGATTATCAACATTGAAGGCAACATCGGAACTGGCAAATCCACCATTTTGCAAAAACTCCAAGATGAATTGGAAATACATTATAAAAATAGGGTTTTGTTTCTAAAAGAACCTGTTGATAAATGGGATACCATAAAAGATAGTAATGATACAACTATTTTGAAACATTTCTATCAAGATTCGCAGAAATATGCTTTTCCTTTCCAAATAATGGCATGTTGTACCAGAATAGCCAACGTAAAAAAGGCTATTCAAAATAACCCTGAATGCAAAATTATTATTTGTGAGCGGTCGATTGAAGCAGATGCAAATATTTTCGCTAAAATGCTTTATGATGATGGCGTAATGAACGAGATGGAATACAAAATTTACAATTTATTTTACGATGAACACAAAGATAACTATCGCCCTACTGGATATGTTTATTTAGATACAAATGCGGACGTCTGTTTAAACAGAATAAAAAAACGTTCTCGTGATGGGGAAGCGAGCATTGCTTTGGAATATTTGCAACGTTGTCAACAATATCACGATAAGTGGTTAAAAAATAAAAATCTAGATACACCTGTATTAATACTTGACACTAATAAAGATGTGAATTATGAAAAAGATGAAGGAGATGAATGGATTATCAAAATCAGCGATTTTATTACTGAACTGTTGCAAAAAGAACGTGTTCCTTTACTAAACATGAATGTTACTACTTCTTCTGAAAACAATCTGTCAGACACTTTGCGAAGTTGGGCAATTGATTTCCCATAAAATAGATAGTTTTGGTATTAATTAAATTTTACGACTATTTTCACACTTTCTTTCTTAATACATTTACATGCTGATATTGATAATTCTTCTCTTTTTTTTCTTGTTTTAGATTTGTCGCTTTGTTTTGTTTCATCAATACTATCTTTTCTTTTGGACGTACTATTTCGACTATTCATATCTTGTTCAATATGTTGATAATGTTGTTCAATATAATCGATGACTTTATGTTGTAGTGCCCATTTGAAAAAATTCAATTGTCCAATCGTGGTTTCCATATGCATATTTTCGTCGTATGGAATTGATATACGTTCCCATCTGCAAAATGGGTCGAATCGTTTTTTGGAATAAGCTTTCAATTTGAGTTTATATTCATTATATACTTTAAAACGTACGTTTTCTTCTCTTGTGCCCAGTAACATGGGTATTTCATACACAGTGAAATATTTTTTTGCATAATTCGTTACAAACCAATCCACAATACGTAACGATATTTTGGATTCACCATTCACTATATCAATTATTTGTTTCAAATTTCCTTTGTTTGTATAAAAATCTTTTAAGCTATCCAACAATAGATCGTGTTGTGTGTTCAATGATGAAGTTTTTAATGACATTATTGTATAAACAAACAAAAAATATTTATATGTATTATTTCCAAATAAATATTTTCAGACTTTTGCTGAAGTAATGAAATAATCAATTGGTTCAGTTACCAAAGGGCATTTGGAATATACCAAATGGTATGGACCATAAGATACTGTATAGTTTGTTTTTGTCAAATCCGCATCGCAATATACATTCACTATCTTGTCTACACAATTATGGTTCACTGCGTTTTTACCAATCAACCACCAGTCGTTCATTGTTTTCAAACGAAACGCATCAACCGACATATTTATTTTGTCTGCTTGCATATTCGCTAAGTCATCTTCCACTTGGTCGATGAAATTTGCGTAACTATCTATCTTACCCTTTTCATTTTGAATTCCATAACTGATCTGATGTTGCATAATCCTCCCATATGGAGTAATATAACGTTGATTACAACCTTGTAATAACACAAAGCCCATACTATAAGCGCGTTCTGCTACACAACTCAAATTATATTTTTGAATTTCTGTTAACATCTTATTACCATGTTCCACGGATCCTCCATTTGTATCTAAATACACAGTCACGTTCTCTTTCGACGGCATTTGGTTCAATTCATAAATAAAACGGTTGGCTACGTCTTCATCAATGGTATTTTTTACTAAAATAAAATTGTGGTGATTAAAATGAAGAGCAGTTGTTTTTTCACATAAAATTGCGCATTTACTCAAATAAACGCAGACAAATAAAAAATAATACAATAAACAGTTCATTATGTATTAGTAATATACTACAATATTTTTTTAGAGAATCTGTTCTCTGCAAAGACAACATTTATTTGCGCATTCTCCTTTTGATAATATGCACTTTTTATAGCAATGCAAACATAGTTTATGACCACATTTTGGAGTAATATAATTACTTGTTTGAATAGGTTCATAACAAACTGGGCAATTCTCTTCATTTTCCGCATTTTTTTTATTGATTTTCCATTCTGATAATCTTTGGTCTAACTCATGTAACAAATTCAATGTTTTCTGTTCTTCGATTCTTGAACGTATAGATGTCTGAAGGTGATTTGTATGTACATCATTCATATTTACATTATAAATGATATTATATGTATTCCTTATTGCTTGCTTACGGGCCTTGTTCATATTGTTGTTGCTGTGGTTTCTCTACCTATCATGAAAAGATTCTGAATT